AGAGTCCGTGGCTGAAGTATTAGATAGCGTTCTTCCGAGCTGGTCAGCTGCTCCGCTCAACCAAGCTAGGTAAGTTGGATTGTAGTTGTAGACATCTGGGAATCCCATAGTAGGATCAGATGTTACTATGTTTTGGTTAACATCTACAACACTCTTACCTTCCGTGTGAGGATAAGCATGATATGCATGCCACTCGTTTATTAGAGTAGCAGACGGAGTTCCAAAGTATACTGCCGCTAGAGCACTCTTCTTGTACTGTCCGCTAAACATCGGAGATGCATAAGGATAGTTCCATCCTCCAGTAAATAGGATAGGATTTGGTAGACCGTTTGATCCAGTTAGTCCAAATAGTGTTGACAATTCGCCGGATAGAGTAGCATCCTTTCCTAGTATATGTCTGTGCTCTAGAGCCCAGTGGACAGGAGGTCTAACTCCAATAACACCTACTGCAGAATTCGACTCTTGGGTTGCTCTGAAGCAGAAGTTTGCTAGCTCTTTAGCAAAGTTATGGTTTTCTAGATTTAGACCGGTAAAGACCTCGTCTATGTAAGCTCCCACTGGGACTACTACATCTAGCTCTCTGTTTCTCAGGACTTCATATGCTCCCGACAAGTCGGCATATCTTCCTGTGTGGTCATATCCTGGGGAGACATAGCGCATTAGAGCATCGCCTGATAGGATGCCAAGCACCATTACTTCAATGTTCGGCGCGCCAGCGTTGATAGCCTCTTCTATTGCTAATGCCAGTTCTCCAGGAACTCTGGCGTTGTCACCATAAGTCCCATCTCCTATTGTGCCCTTAAATAGTGATTTTGGCAGATCAAAATAAAGGGTGTTCATTGCCTTCTCCACGGATGCTACCGTGTAAGGCTCTCTGATTCTAACATTAGGGTTAGATGTAACGCCTAGAAGCGTTATCTTTGGACCAGCTGGCGGAGGTGCCACCTTCAGTCCAAGATCGTTTAACGTAACGTTAATTCCTGGTAAGTATTCAGCCATTTTCTATTCTCCTATTGGCGAAGTTCTACACTTCCAAATAAGTACTCGCCGGATCTGTAAAAGAGATCTTTGTACTCACTATCTGTTAGCTCGCCAGATACCATCTGATCGGCTATCCATCTTGGTGAGTTAAACTTCCTATTAGAGAGAGCAGAAGATTCAACTCCAACTGATATGTCAATACTCATAATGTCTTTAGAGTATACTGCATCCAACTGCTCTGTTCTAAAATAGTATTGCGCTGCTCTAACAGAGAAAGCCTGTCTCCATGTCTTGTCGTAGCTGTCTTCAAGTCTTTTGAAGAACATACCCTGACTAAGTCCATGCTGGACAAGATTGCTCATTCTAAGGCGCATGAATTGCTCAAACCATCTAATTAGTCTATCGCTGGTTCGCGGATCGTTAGACCAACTATCAAATTGAACAATGTTATCAAAAAATTGCCCAAAGATCTGGACAGTATGGCCCATGACAAAGGGGTCTTTTACCGACTCCCTAAGTCTGGGTTTGTACTCTTTCTTAGAGTCAAAGACTCTTCCTAAGCTTCCGGGTTCCACGGATTTTACTGACCAGGTTATGGTTGGAAATATAGGCGGCGGCTGCAGTAGCAGCTTCTCTAGGTTTGCACCTACCAGATTTGGGATCTCATCTGGCATCTCATGCCTGAACCTAATGTACCGCTCTTTACCAGTCAGGAACTCTAGTGAGTGGGATCTTTCTATCGATGGGGGGTTTATAAGATCAAATTTTACAAGACCTTCCCAGACATTAGTTTGCGGGTTTTTAATAATTTGCTGAACAGTATAAACTTCTTTTGTATTGACGTTTAGTATCTTATCTCCAGGAGTCGGCTCAATATACATAAATGGGAATAGTATCAAATTTTTAGTAGACTTATTAGGAATATAAGTCATCTGATGTTTTGCCATATACATATTTATATAATCTATACACTCAGAAAGAGATAGATTTCCTTCTGCCCTAGACTTTCTTCTTATCTCAAAACTTTGAAGATACGGATCAAAGTACTGGATGTAGTTTTCTCCAAATTCAGGCAAGTCACTGAGGTTCACGGTTAGACCTATTTCCCTTGTAAGAGTAATCTGCTCCCTGGACTCCTTCTCTTCCGTCATCTATGTTTCTTTCTTCTATAGAACATCTCCAGAATTCTACTCTACCGCTCTTTCCTACTAAGGACATAGAGTCCTGAACTACATACTCTCTAGTTACTACAAAAGGTTGTCTAAGTTCTCCAGTCTCGTGGTTAAAATCTAATAATAGTATTCTATCAAATTTATTTACCGGCCTATCATGCTTCAGTACTAGGTTTTTTCTCTGGGTAGATATATCGCCAGCTGCTGTTCTAAACTCAAATCCTAGAGTACTAAGCCACATATACCCCTTAACAATAAAATCAGTAAAGGTGTATCCAATTCTGAAGCATCTCGTACAAGAAGCTTTTACATCGGTTGTTTCTGATTTGCAGGAGCATGGCTTGCTATAGTCTATTTGCCTAAGACCAAACCATCTAAAACCGTTCTCAAGCATTTCATTCATGGTTTCGTCAAATAGGTTACTTAGGTCTATTTTTGCTTTAGATAAATTCTCTAATTCTTCCCTGAGATCAAGGAAGTGTGTTCTTGTAGGATTAATTTCTCCATATCTCATCTATAATATCAGTAGAAGAATGGATTGTTGTTTTTTGCGTGCCTATTTATGTGGATATTAGATACTGGCAAGTTCCACTGAGAGTACTTATAATTTGGATCTGTGTATCTACCATTTATATCATACCAGAGTCTATCTCCGTTCATCCACGCAGATCTACCTGCGGAGGCTAGTGCCTTGAATTGCCATCCTTTAAACAGGGTTTCCATTGCTATATCTTTCTCTTTCTGTATTCTAGCAATCTTTAGTGCTAGCCTTCCTACTGGATTATCTACAGAAACATTTAGATCTCCTAACTGCCTTCTGGTTCCACCTAATACAAACTTATGATAATCCTTATCTTCTATTATGTCCATGATTGTAGACAATAGAATATACTTCTTTACCGGGAATGTAGGGGCAGATAGATCAAATCCCCTACCTGTCTTTTCCCAGAAGAATATTGCGTTCTTAAATATCAGAGCTCCTATGTAGTCGTCGTTTAGCTCATTATTGATCGATGCTAGATCTAGTTTTACAGCTTCCGGACCAAAGGTATTTACAGATAGCTGAGAGTTTACTACATAGTTCATCGCGCCGCCATACTCATCGTTAGCTATAGATTTTATAGTGCTGTTTAGATTTATGGCTACGCTCACGTTCTGAGGCAGCTCAGACTGGAAGGTCACTAGCAAGTCGGATCCTACTCCTGTAACAGTATATCCAGGAATTGGACTATCGCCTGTCCAGCCACCGGTGCCTATGTAAGAGTCATCTTGCAGTATAGAGTATACTTTGACATCAGCCCAATCATCGTAGGATACTCCGGTCATGAGAGGCTTTGTAAAGCTAAACCTTATAGTATTATCTCCGGTTATACTTAGAGGTATGCCGTGAGTATGATTCCTGGGTCTCACCTTAGAAATAGTAAATTCATATCCTAGAGCTTTTATATTAGTAGGAAGGAATAAATCTCCTTCTAGGGTTATATTTGACGCCTGCTTCTCTATAGTAGTATCTATTTGATATACATTGTCTCCAGTAGCAAATAGGATTACCGTGGTAGCAGATAGAGTTTCTAGGGTTTCAGATATTAGGCTATATCCCATTCCCTGGTCAAGTCCGGTAACTACTAGTCTAAAATTTGTATTCTCCTTAAGATTAATTAATGGAGTAATAACTATAGTAGCTACATTGCTAGACTTTCTAGCTATAGACACCGGGACATTCTGATTTGTGCTTAGATCTACTAGAAATACAACATTGTCTGTCAGGCTAGACTCTGATATAGCCTGATTATAAGTCAGCTCTATTGATTTATTTATAAAGTAGTCAGTTGCGCCTGAGTCTGGAGTTGAGCTGACAAAAAGTAGTGCCATTTATTATGTGAATATATCGTTTATTGCTTCAGAAGCCGTCTTCTTCCCTTTGACATGATCTTGAGGAGGACGAGGTTCTGCTACAGACTTTGCGACCTCCTCTCCCGAGTTCTTCGTAATTTTGACTGTTCCATCAGCTGTTAAAGTTACTTTTTTGATACCTTCTGCCGTATCGGGTGGCTCGTATAGTGACAAAGGACCATCGTAATTCTTAGCTACCTGCTCAAGAAGTCTTATAATTTCTTTTCTTCTTCTTCCTTTATTCTCCTTCTCTAGGCAGTAATTCACTATTTCTAGAGCAGTCCAGCCAGAGTCAGAGCCTCTCTTTATGAGCATAGAGAATTCAGACTTAGTATTTTTATGATCAAAGCCATTTCTTTCGATCATTAGCCAGTACTTTTCAAGTGTATTAGAAGCCTTGTCTACGGGAGGGATAAATGTCTTTCCCAGCACTAGCTTACCAGATTTAATGCTCTTTGCCAGTATATCGTACTCAGACGCCGACAGGTTATCTGGGATTGTACACCAAAAGTTTTCTGGAGTAAGCCAGATTGGTCCTACTCCAAAGTAACTTTCTTCTTTGAGATTTATAGATACTTCTTTACCAGCCAAAGAGCTGCTAGACCAGACCTTGGCCGGGGTATTTGTTATAACTACATTCTCTGGAGAAGGTATAGCCGATCCTACAGTGGTGACAATAAAGTCATCGTTATCAGTTTTTTTAGTTCTTGCCATTTTGAGTCCTAATTAAAAATTCGGGGGAGACGCATAGATCTATACGTCCCCCCCTAGGCCACACCAAAGGTAGCGTTGGTATGATGTGGTCAGTTAAGCAGTAGAGGCTGTGCCCACACACTGCTCGGTCCTTAGCCTCAGCTAGAGGCCGTGGTTTGTTCTTAATTATATACGTCACTCTAACTAAAAAGGACAGCCCCAGTTTCCTGAGACTGCCCTTATTAGGTTCATTCTAGTTACTTACTATCAGACTACGCCGCTTCCACCGTCGTAGCCTAGGTTAGCAGCTGCGCCAGTCGTGCTGATGAAGATCTTATCAGCAAAGTCGAACGACTTGCCAACTCTGATGCCCTTCATCAATCCAATGCCACGGCCGTCGTTCATGACCGCCATGCCATAACGCTCGCGCATCTTGATCTTCTTGATGTCGCGGGCTGGGTCTGTCCACTCGTCCGTTGTGAGCTCCTCGTCGACCACTAGCAAGCCAAGCTCGTTCGAATCGCAGAGGACGATGTCCGTGCGAAGCGTTGTCGCGCTGTAAGGCATGTATGGGCTGACGACGATTCTGAAC